TTAGACAATAACCAAATGTCTGAAACTAAAATTTTTACAAATGATAATTTTTATAAAGAAATTGATAAACAATTGATTCTTGATAAAAATAGTTATAATGAATTATATGAAAAATTACACGAAAATTATAAAACTATTTGTAAAATATACGAAACTCCAAATTATATTCAAAATATTTATCCTGAATTTGATATAACATTTATAAAACAAGAATTTGAAAAACATTCAAATCATATTTTCGATGATATTCATGATTGTGTTGTTACTGGTGGAATGGTAAGTAAACATTTTACTTATAATAATTATTTTGTTGATACTGATTATGACGTATTTTTATTAACAAATGATGAAAATAGAGCTTTAGAAATTATTAAATTGATATATGATAGATTAAATTCTAAATCAAAAACATACATTTTAAAAACAAAGAATACTATTACTTTATACAATACAAAAATTGAAATTCAAATTATTACAAAATTTTATAATTGTATTTCTGAAATTTTTATTAACTTTGATTTAGATTGTTGTTGTGTTGGTTATTCTAATGGAGTTTTATATGCACTTCCTCGTTTTATAAGAAGTTTAGCTTATTCTGGAAATATTTTTGATCCAGACAGACAAAGTCCTAGTTATATTCATCGTCTTAAAAAATATGAAAAAAGAGGATTTAATATATTTATTCCTGGTTTATATAAAAATGACCCTGATTACAACAAAGATAATTATATTATTAAAAAATTAAGAGAAAAAACAAATATTTCTCAAATCAAATCTGATAAAAAAAAAGTTAATGATAATTCTGATGAACATGATTATTCTTATTGTGATTTTTTTGTTTTTATAAAAAATAGAAATAATAATGAAATAAATGAACTTTTAGATTATTTTCATAAAAAAGGAAAATTTACTGATACATTTGAGATTAAAAATATTGAACAATTATTTGATAAAAATAATAATTATGTTAAAATATTATGGAATATAAACTATGATAATTACTTCAAAAACAAAGAAAAAGAAGAATTTTTTAAAGATATGTATAATTGTGTTTATATTAGATAAAAAAAATATTATTCTTTTTATATTTTTATTAATTAAATATAAAAAGAAATGACAGATTTTGTTAATAGAACATCATTAAAAAATGGTACTGATATGTTTGTATCTGTATATAAATTTTCATCTACTGATTCTAAAGTAATTGACGATTCTCTTTTTTTAAAAAAAGATTTTCATAATTGTTATTTATCTGGAACTGGTTCTTTAGCTGTATATAAAAAAAGTGTAACAAGTGAACAATCTACTGGTGAGCCTATTGTTGAATATGTAAATACATTTACTAAATCTAAAGTTATTGTATCTTCTGGAATACAACCAATTGTTTTAGATCCTACTGTTAGTAATCAAAAATATTTTTTTTCTCCTAATAGTAAATGGATATTATATAAAAAAATAGAAAATAGTGTTCCCATCTATTCTATTTTATATAACACTTTTCATCATATAGAATTTAAAAATTATTATTCACAGCCTGATAATAAAAATACTTCTATGGCCTTAATTAATAAATATTGTAAAGAAGTTCAAAATGTAGATGATGCTTGTAAATGTTTTAATTTTGATGATAATCCAGCTTGTCTTTATAATTTAATTGGAAAAAATGATACTGACTTTTTAAAAAGTAAAACAGATACTGGTTCTAGAACAACATATGGAAAACTTGCATCTAATTGTGCTTGTATGAATCAAAGATGTGTATTATTTAAATCTAGAGCAGATTCAACCACATTTATACCAGAATATATAAAAACAGATAAAAATAATTGCATTGGTGACTATACTACTGTTTTTTGCAATAGTGTTATAGAGGCTGGTGGAAATATATCTACATCTAATAAATTAAATTTAAATCAGACTTGTAGTGCATCTGGTATAAACCTACCAAATGGTTCACCTCCTACTACACCTCCTACTACACCTCCTACTACACCTCCTACTACACCTCCTACTACACCTCCTACTACACCTCCTACTACACCTCCTACTACACCTCCTGGAACAAGTCAAGATAACATTTTTGGAATTAATAAAAATTATGTTTATATAGGAGGAGGTGTATTATTGTTACTATTAATAGGAGGAGGTATTCTTTTAAAAAAGAAAAAAGGTTTAGAATCAAAAGAATAAAAGAATAAAAGAGTAATTTATAATTTACCTGCTAAAGCCGGATTTTTAAACGTAGCAGCTGTTTTTGCAATAGCACCTAAATCTTGTTTACTTAAAACATATGCAAGTCCACCAAATAAAACGATAACAGCAATTCCCATCATTAAATATTTTATCCATTTTCCTTGAAATAAGTTAGGCATACCTTCATTTACTGCTTTTTGTTCTGATGTAGTTACAGATTTTTTTGTTACCTCTGTTAAATCACTAAATATATTTCCTAAAGAATCATTTAAAATTGATGTTGCCATAACATCAATGATAGCATTTTGACTTAATTTGCAATTTGTACCTCTTAACACTATGTTTCCACCTGCTGTGAGCTTAATTTCTTGAGAACTTTCTACAGATGTTGTTATTTTATTTATACTTTGAGCAACATTTTGATTAAAATCTTCACTTTCTATATTTGTTTTCGCATCGCTTACAAATTTTTGTCCTTGAGGAGTTGCTCCAAATCCAGTTTTCGAATCTTGTACTGATTTTACTATATCTTCAGCTGTTGTTTTTACAGATTTTTGTATGTCACTAATTTGTTGTTGTGTCATTTGTGTAAGACTTATTAATTTAATTACAGCATTTTGATCTATACCAAATTCAGTACATTCTGTAATTAAATCTTTTCCAGCTTCTATTCTTATTCTTTGTAAATTTGTAACTGATGAAGTAGATTCAGTAATTGATTGTTTAATTGTACAAGATATATTTTTTTGAGCCTGATTATAACTATTTGCCATAACTTGTATTTGTTCACATCCAACTGCTGAACTTGCATTGATGTTCATACTAGCAGAACTAAGAAGAAGGTCCAGTTCAGCTTGAGCACCGAATGAACTTGTACTACAACTTTGAATTCCCATAGCAGCTGCAATTTGTGCAGCTGCAGTACCTTGTTCTTCAGGAGTCGGAGGTGGAACAGGTGGACAATTAGCAAAAGGAAGAGATTGTGAATTTCCACTCGAATCATTTTGTGAAGTGGTTTCGGTTTTAAGTCTTAATTCTTGTTTCATATTTTGTTGAGTGCCGAAACCTTGATCATAATTATTTTCAGATGAGTTATACATTTCTCTAGAAAACTTATTTGCAAATGAGTTTGGAAATTTTTGTTGTTGTTTTATATTCAACATTTTTATTTTTATAAAAATATATTTTTATTTTTATTTTTTTTAATTATTGTAATATATTTAAAAAAAAATAGAAACAACATTTATAAAAAATATATAGAAACTTTTTTATAAAAATTTTAAAAGAAGTATATAAAAATATTACAAGGAAATATTTTTTATAAACTCTCACACAAATTTAAAATATTTTTTATTATAAAAAAAATAAAAAAATAATAATTAATTTAGTCTTATAAAAGATTAGATTTTATTTTATTTTAGTACTAAAATAAAATAAACTGAATTCAAATTAAAAATTATATTCAAAAATCCGACAAAAATCATATCAAAATTGATTTTTGTCTCTAATATTCCGACAAAAATCTATAATGATTAAAAGATATAAAATAATAAAAATGGAACAATATATATGTAATTTATGTAATGCTAAATTATCAAGTAAAAAAGATATTATTAAACATCAAAAAACTAAAAAATGTCAAGAAATACATATATTTGTTATGTCACAAATAAATAAATTTAATAATGAAATAACAATATATAAAAATGAAATAGATAGTTTAACAAAAGAAAAAAATTTATTACAAAAAAAAATTGAAGAACAAGAAACAAAAATAAAAACTATTCAAGAGAAATATGAAGATTTAAGAATTATTGTTGAAAAAGCAGCAACAAAATCAACAAATACAGTTAAAAATTATAATCATAACAATTATCTTAATTATATTTCTTCAGAACCTATAAAATTTAACGAATTAGTGTCTCAAGTAAAACAAATTGTAAATTGTGAAACTGTTATGTATGGTAATAATGAATTTCATGATCATATTGTAGATAATATTTTAAAAGACAAAAATGGAAAAGATAAAGTATTATGTACTGATATCAATAGAAAAAACTTTACATATAAAGATGAAACAAGTGGTAAATTAATAAGTGATCCAGAATTAGAAAGATTAAGAGAACAATTAAGAAAAGGAACAGATATTAAACAAATAAGAAAAGATTTACTAGAAAAATTAGTAACAGAATATGAAGAAAATGATTGTATTGGTACTGACCCTTATAAACAATTTTCTGAAATTATTCAAAAATTAAATTTTGGAACACCATTCGTTGATCATGTAGCCAAAAAAACTTATATAAAAACTAAAAATGAAATACAAAATAATATTGACGAGGAACAACTGTCTATAATCCTGTCCCCGAAGGGGTCCGTTGATGATAATAATTAATTTTATAAAATAAAAATCTTTCCAATATTGTTTTTTTATTTATTTTATAATAAAAATTATAAAATAAAAAATTTGTAAAAGTAAGTATAAAAAATTTGTAAAAGTAAGTATAAAAAATTATTCTAATTTATTTATATAAAAGTATTTGTGAATTTTTAACAATTTTTAAAAATATAAATTTAAATTATTTTTTATAAAAAAGTTTGTATTTGTAATTGATTTATTTATTGCATCATTTAATAAAATAATATAATTCTCAACATTTAAGTGAAAATTAATACCATTTTTATACATGACTATTTTAGGTTGTTTATCTTTCCAAATAAAATAATTATTCCAATATAAAGGTTTGTCATTGACAATTTTATAAAAATCTACTGGATTATATAATTCCATAAAATTGTCAATTATACAACTATATTTTGGTAAAAAATACATTTCACATTTTTCAATATCAGACCATATTATATATCTATGATGTAAATATCCACAATATTTATCAGAATCATTATGTCCATCAATCCCCTTTGTTATTTCAATTAAAGGAGAAGGTGTTTCAATATAACCCGATTTACAACATCTCACAATTTCTTTTAAAGCAAAATTAGGATTTTGTACATCTTCTAATACATGTCTTGAATATATAAAATCTAATTCTTTATCTTTAAAGGGTAATTTTTCTTCATCGATGTCTATACTAATATAATTATTTATATTTTCATTATAACCAACAAATTTAGTAGCTAATGGAAATTGATTTAATCCTGGTCCAATTTCCAATATATTTTTATAATTGTTTATATTACAATAATTTATTAAATAATCTTCAATCTCTTTTATTGTATACCAATGTTTATTAATAATATTTTTATTATATTTTATAAAACTCATTTTATAAAATATATTTTTAAATTAATAAATTATTTTTCAAGTAAATAATCACCAATAATATCGATACATTTAGGAAGATGTTCTTTTAAATATTTTACAGCTTTTTTATGTGATTCTAATGTAGAATTTCCTGATTTTGTATTTTCTCTTATTTTATTAAATTTATCATAACAATCAGTAAAAGATTTACCATGTAAACTTTTTCTATGTCCTATAGGGTCATTGGTGTATTTATTTTTACTATTTTTTATTATTTTAATAGTTTTACTCTTTACTTGTTTTGATTTAACAGGTTTAGATTTTTTTGATATAAGTTTTTTTGATTTAGGCATAATTTTTATATTTTAAAAATATAAAAATAAAAAAGTAGATTTTTAATTTTAAAAATTAAAATTAAAAAATAAAAAAGTAGATTTTTAATTTTAAAAATTAAAATTAAAATATAAAAATAAAAAAGTAGATTTTTAATTTTTAAAATTAAAATTAAAAAATAAAAAAGTAGATTTTTAATTTTAAAAATTAAAATTAAAATATAAAAATAAAAAAGTAGATTTTTAATTTTTAAAATTAAAATTAAAA